TTGGTTCACAGGTCTGGGTAACTATGTCGAAGCTATTGACATAATTAACACAGATCGGTCGCTAATCAACTGGGGTGTTTTCACCGGTATCACGAAAGGTGAAATCACTACCACCCGTAGCTGGCGGAGCGATGACTACTGGGAACGTAAGATCAACTCTGTCTTGAGTCAGTCTTGGACACAAAGGTACAAGTCTCACACAAGCAAGTTGAACTATATCCTCCAAATCCGGAGGAACGTTACCAGCGCATATGATGTGAAGACGATACTGGAACCAAGCTCCTTGAGCTTGTACCAGCAATCAATACTTGCGGCGATTCTAGCGAGTCGGCGCAAGTGATTCTATGGAATCCTTCCATAGATGATCACCTCACACTACCAGGAGTCGTTCTATGCTCGTCGATCCCGTCACTATTGCCGCTGCAAGTCCCATTCCCCAGCTGACACTGGCTGTTGTCAGGTCAGATGGGTATGGAACGGAGCGTGTTGATACTGGCGGTGGAGGTTTCTCCACCATCATTCAGCACACTCCGGGCAAGAATGGCAACCGTCACTACGTCAAATTGACGTGGACGAAGGATGCCACCAACCCTTACAGCGGTCTTGTCCAGAAGCAAGCTGCTTCTGTCTCGCTGTCGATCTCGAGGCCTTCGTTTGGCTTTTCAGATGCCGACTGTGTCGACCTCGTCGAAGCCTTGCGTGACTTCATTTTCGACACCGAAGTGACGCCGACCCGTCTTGTCCAAATGCAGTCGTAGGAATCCTCCTACGGCTGGGTCTAAATAGGGGAAGCCTGTGGGCACCCTTAAGAAAGGATACCACATGCCTACCTCTAAGCAGATCCAAGGTCTCCGTGACTTCGCTCTTCGCGCAATCCGGGCAGCTGGAACACAGACTGCCAGGGACGCTTTGGGCGTCGTTCTGGAAACCCAATTTGGCAAGGAGATCTTCAATGCCTCAACAGATAGCCAAGTGGGCTCGCGAAATACTCGAAATCGCGACTCACGTGGCCGGTTTGTCGCTGCTGATTCTATCAACAGCGGTAACCAGCTTAGGCTATTTGAGGAAGCTGCGAAGACCACTACGAAGAATTCCAACCGGAAAACGTCGTAGTCGGGTCGTCCTTGACGATCATAGGACTCGGAATCTCCTACCTCAAGGAGGAAGAGATGAAAAGTCCGATCGCACTCCTTCTGAGTCTACTTACAGACGTAAGTAGACTCGAGCCTGATGTGAAAGGCCTTGACCGTGATGTCATCACGATCAAGAAGCGGTACGAAAACGAAGGCAACGGCTTCCTAACCGTTGCCTTACCTGCCCTTTGTGATGCCCTCGATAGAGGACTCGCAGATGGCAAGTTTGCCTGCCCACGGGGTTTTCAAACGACCCCAGGGGGAGCAATCCCGAGAATCTTTTCGGGTATGTTCTGCAAGGTTTTCGATATCGAAACTGGCTCCCTTAAAGAGGACGCTCCCGTCGGCATCATTAAATGCCTTCGAGAGATTCTTCGCCTCTTTAAGAAACTCGTCTTAGACTCTGATCGAGATAGTCTTCTCGACCTAAAGGCTAGGCGCGAGTTTGGAGATTGTGATCAGGAGTGTCTCGATGAGTTTGACCTCACCGAGAAGCAACTGTTCATTCTCTCCGCTGTTTGTAGGTCAATACTTCCTAACATCGATACTTTCGATGAAAGGGAGCTTCCTTGCAAACACGGGCCAGGTGCTGTATTCGAAACTCTAACGCTTAACCAGAAATGGCAAGCGTTGTTGGAGCATTCGCCCCTACTCGATGAAGTCGGACTGGACTGCGTTGCCTTCGGGCAACACGGTTTAGATGACTCATCGAAGAGCAACGAGTACGGTGTCTCTGGAGACCATGCTAAGCTGATCACTGTTCCGAAGTCGAATACTTCGAAACGGACGATCACTGTTGAGCCCGTTGTTAGACAGTATGTCCAACAAGGGCTTAACACTGTTCTGCGAGAAAGTATTTCTCGTTGTTCAGTGCTTCGCAACTGCTTAGCATTGACCGACCAAAGCAAGAATCAGAACCTTGCTTTGGAAGGCTCTCGTACCGGCAAATGGGCGACCATGGATCTTAAAT